GGCGATTGACTCTTGAAAATTAATCAAGGTACGCTTGTGACGCTTGATGATTGCACCCAGAGACATTGAAATACCAGCAGCAGTGCCTTCGCCATTGATAGATCCGGGGATACCAGCAGAGTCAATCGCCCCTGTTGCCATCTGAACCATGCGCTGAAGCTCTGCACCCTGAGTAAATGATACTTGATCTAACTGACCGAAGTGCATTGGGTGTAGGATCTCACGAGGATCACCATTCGTGAGGATAGCCTTACCCGGTTTGATTTCCATCTTAGCGCCCCGTGGCAGGCGTGAAGCGTCTACAGCTATCATAGGGTGCACAGTCAGTGCTAGAGCGTCTATACGGGCACGTAGCTCGGTGTCAAGGGCCTTCTGAGGGTTGTATCCCTTCTCACAAACACCACGACCCCAGAACCTACCGGGCACAACGTCCCAAGGGAAAGCAACAACAGGACGATCCTGCATCATGTAGGGGTTTGCTTCAGCTTTTAGTAGAGTTCCACCGTTTGCAATAACAATAACTGCTTCGATGTAACTTTTACCAGTCTCTTCAGCTTCATCATCTTCCATGTCGTACACAGCTTTGTTAAATAACTCTGTTGGTACGAGGCCGTAGTACTTCGTGAGACGAACTTTATCATCATTGTACACCGTTAACTCTTGATCGGGTTCCAGATCTACGTCTGGTGCTGCTGTGCCTACGTCCACATCACGATAGATTCCATTCTCAATGGCAATTTCTACCTGATGGAGGGGAACAAACTCGTCAATGGCAACACCCAGTGCATCTTCAATGCTCGTTGCAACAGGATCAATTAAAAAATTCTGTGGCATCACAGGACGTAGTTTGAATACAGTGCGAGGTTTCTCCATCACACCAACTGCTTGCATCGCACCTTCCATAATTGGCTGGGTTGAGGGCACTAACTCAATGGTATCTTCTGCAACAATCTCACCGATGCCAATACCAAACACTGCAGCGTTAATAATACACTCGGCAACTTGCTTACGCACACCGACATACTGGAAGTCTTCATCCAATTGTTGACGAACTAGCTGGATATCACCTTGATTCGGGTCAATCAAATCATCTTTGATGTCAAAGAAACGACCACGACCGAAGGTAGCCTCTTCAACTTCTGCGACTGAGGACTCAACAGCCTGTTGCAGTGCAGGAGAAATGATCCGTGAACGCTCAGATGCCCGCATAGAATCTTCTTGTGCCCAGATACCACGCCATAGACGGTAGTATTCATCAAACTTCTCGGCATAGTTTGCCTCATAATGATCACGCCACTGGTCACACTTGTGGATTACCCACGCTTCCAGTGACTTTTCGTTATCAAAATTGTGATCATAATCCATATTAGTACCCCGCAATTGGATCTAGGATTTCAAATTCCTCTTCTTCAAAGTCAACAACGTAAGCAACTTTGGCGATTTGGTCTATGTATGACAGTGCATCAACTAAGTCATCGTGCACTAACGCATTCGGAAACTGAAACAACTCGTCCATGAACTGAGCATTCCAATCCCCTTTGTTTAATGTAATCTGTCCGTGTTCAAATCTTCCCTGAAGAGACCAGACAACACGATCAGTCTTCTTCTTGTTACCATGAGTCAGTTCTTCAACCCGGAAGAATCGTTGACCACTCTTCATTAAGTCAGTGAGGTATGGCAGTACTGCGTTTTTCAGTGCCCCTTTCTCAATACCAACAGACACTGGGCGATATCGCTCCACTGCATCAAAGATCTTTTTCGCAGTCTTCTTGATGTCCCACCGTCCATGAATAATATCTGCAACCCACCAGCCATCTGTGTTTGCCTTCACAACAACAATCGCAGTCTGGTCCAGTTTCTTATTCTTTGCTGTCGTTGCGTTTGCAATATCGGCAAAGCCCGCTAAGTCAACAGCGATGTAGAAGTCACCCTCATCAGGTTCTTCCTCATCGAACTTAACCCACTCCTCCTTGAAGATCTCCGAGCCACTGGCTTCAAAGCTGGCTAAGAACTCCTGTCGGAATGCGTATGAGGACATTGACTTCTTTGCCATGTCAATCTCATTCGGGTCCAACAAGGGATTATCATACGATGTAAAGTGCCACCCCTTGTAAGAATCATCATCCCCTAACATTGCGTACTGGTATAAATCGTAGAAGTGATTACGACCCATCGGTGTGCCAATAAACAGTGCAGTTCCTTTCTGGTCAGCGAGCGCAGGACGTAGAATCTGTTCCCATGTTGAGGGCTTCATATCCGCATACTCATCCATCACGAGGAACTTCAACGATACCCCCCGCATTGTCTCTGGTCTGTCAGCACCCTTCAGAGAGATGGTGCATCCATTGATTAATGTTACCTGCAGGTTATTAATGTGTGACCCTTTAATCACTGGGTGTGCAAGCTCTAACAGAGTCTGCCACATAATATCCCGAGCCTGCCCCTGAGTGGGAGCAACATAAAACACATGACCACGCCCAGTCTGCAATGCATTAATGATCAACATCCATGCAGCGAGTCTTGACTTCCCAGTCCGTCTTCCAGCAGCAACGATCTTAAACCGTGTTGGATCTGCAAAGACATCCTGCTGCCACGGTAGTAGTTCTACTTTAAGATCTGTCATCAAAACATACTAAAATTTAGATCTAAAGCACGAGTTAAAGGCACTTCTGAGGCTCCACCTTGTGCAGAACGAAATTGTGCAAATCTATCAGCAATTTTATAGTTATCTGGATTGTTCGTTTCTCCAAATCTAGGAAATTTTTCACCTGTAGTGCTTTCATACTTTTGAACTAACTCAATAATCGCATCTTCATTTATTTTGTTTGTTTCAATGTCTCCTAGGAATATTGGATTTCCTTTGTCATCCCACCAAATAGACGGCACTACCAACACTTGCTCGTCCGGGCCGTCAATAGTGATTAAATATTCTGTCGAAGGCCCCCCTAAACCAATATCTTGTGGAGTGTGAATTGAAGGGTCAAAAGGGATTAAACCTGCCATTTAACATTTTCCTTATTACTTTAAGATCTGTCATCGGAACCTATTTACAATATCATCCATGAAAGTATTTAGAAATGATTTATCACCTCGTAATTCGGAGGGCTTCGTCATCTCTTCTGTTGGCTCACCAGAGGTTAGTTCAACAACAACACCACCAGTAGGAATATCTTTTAACAATGTATCAATGTTACTGGCTGCTTTTTCACGACGATCCATATGCGGTACTCCGGGGTTTAGAATTCCTTGAATCCCTGTTCCTTTCCCACCTGAGAATTGACGGATTGCTGGAGTTAATCCCTCTTCCGCTGCTTCACGGAATTTAATAATGTTTCCCGCACCGATGTACTTAGCACCCGGAGCATATTCACCAGTGATGGACTCTGCCATAAAGTCAATCTGGTTATCAATTGAATATGGATCTTTGTCTTCTCTGTTTTCAACATACTCAAGATATGGCTTCGCAAGTCCTAGTCCACGAGGATCAAACTGAAACAATCCAAAGGCAGGATCTTTACGACTTCCCTTCTGAAGCTGAGCAGGATCAAAAGACCCACCAGTCTCTACTTCAATGTTAGCCAACATCGCACGTGCTTCAGTATCTGTTAAGTTCTTAGCACGGAGTCTGTTGTAAATATACTGCACTCGTTCTTTAGTTGTCATCGCTTGTGTACTCTCCGTCCAATACGTCATCGTCTCCTGAGGTACCGGAGATGACTGTTTCACTCCCAACCCCAGAGATAGTAATATTAACAGAAGCACGACCTGCATTGGCTTTATCCTTCTCAAAGTAACTGAGAGGTAACATCCTATCCATTAACAGTTTCCATGCAGCAGCTTGGTTCTTATGTTCATCATCTAAGGCTGCATTTAAGATACTGTCCAGTACCTTCTGAGATCTTGGACTGGCTAACAACCTAGCCTTGAACTCATTGATTGCCGCAGCATCTCCCGGCGGTCTACCTCTAACGCCTCGGTTGCCTGCCTTCTTCGATTCAACAAGGCCCTTAGGGGGTCTACCTCTTTTTGGAGTATTCTCTGTCATTGCAGTACTCTTTCTAAAAACAACAAGAGACCCCTATATACTATAGAGTCTCTATGAATAATAATATTAATAATCATTCTTCGTTACTCTTTAGAGATCTGCAAGTGTTGATATGAAATGATCGGGTCTCTTGCGTGTCGCTAAAGTATATATATTGTAGCATACTTTTTATAAAAAGTCAAGTCTTTTTTGTAAGAATAGTAAAATAATTATTATAGCATTGTACAGTGCAGATCAGTGCAGACTGTGCCACCTTTACTTCAGCGGGTCTCAGCAGTGCTGTCTCTCCGCAGAGCGATTTAGTTTTTCTATGATAATCATTTAGTTACATAGTAAAATACTATTGCGAATCATTCTCATTATTATTCTTAATTTCACTCTTTTTTGTATCTAAGTAGGTACTACATAATTCTGAAGCACGCTAGCCCCTCCCCCGCCCTCTCTGATAGAGGCTCTCTATGTGACAAAGTTACACAGTATCAGGAGGCTTCAATGTGACTTAGTCACACAAGATAGACCTGTGCAGTCTGTGCAGTGTGAGGGGTTGAGTAGCACCCTCTCGATACTACCTCGAGACCTCTCGATACTACCTCGACAGTTTCTCTCTCGTCCCTATACCTAAGACATCCACCACCTAACCAGTAACTGATACACCCCAAGATCATTCTAGTTTGACTACACTGCTTGACAGTCTGGTTAACGCACTGGCATTCTGTGCTCATTGGGGTTGCGGGCAGAATCCGCCAGCGTTCAGTCGCTAGCCCTCCGGTGCGAATCCGGCGCACGGCTCTGATGGCGTTCACGCCTAGCCCGTAAAGCGATACACACTTCCTAGGTCGCACGATATTGGTAGTCGTGCCTGATGAGACACCACACGAAACCGAGGGATATATTATGAGCAACTTAGTGAACATTTTTGGTGAAGCAGACGACATTAAACAAGCGTTGTATTCAGCATGGGCCAATGCAGAGGATGCGAAATGCATACTTCAAACAATCGTGGCTCGGCATCGTTTCAACAAAGAATTAGTTGAGGAATTGACAGAGGTGATGGAAAAGCTAGATGAATGCGGCGATGCTGTAAAGGATTGGGCTCCAAACTATCACCATGAAACAATGGAAGGTTGGGGCCAAGCGGCGGCGGAAATGAGTCATCCATAAGTATAATATCTGAGGGTAGAGACATGAACACGAAAGCATATATGACAGACGCACAAATCGCCAAAGCCACCTTTGACCATCTTAAAAGCGGAGGTTTAATCGCTCAACATGGTTTGAATGACAAACAAGTGTGGCGCATCGGCTACATTTACGCAGAAGTGGTGAGGTGCTATCAAGGCGCCATCGCTTGGGACGCTTTCAAAGCGTTACAGTTTGAGTGCTTAGCGGAGGCTCTAGAACGTTTTGAGCTGGATCATGAGGCATGGTTAGCGGGTCGCCATTGAGCGGCTCCATAGACAAAACAGGAGCACACAGACATGAACACGAAAGACTACATGACAATTATCAATGGCCTAGTGGATGACGTTGTAGCAGAGAAGCCAGAGACGCTCGACGATGCAATGGACCTGTTACACCAATTCGTTGATGGCACTTCGACGGTCGTCTACTACAGAGAAGCTTGGGAACTCGTGAAGTACCTCAAGGACTATGAACCAGAGGATCTGGTGGATTATGAAGCACAAGCGGCTGATGTTGGGACAGAGAGTTTCGAGAGTCTGAACCACTATTGCACCATCATAGCCTATTGGGCATTGTTTACCCCAGCTTGGAGCTTGATAGAGAAGGAATTGGAGGGGGTGGCATGAAGGTGCTACATACGGCAAAGTTTGAGGTTGGTATTCATGACCTATCAGAGGGAATGCCACATCAACACGGGTGGTTTGAGCACACCCACTATGGCGACGAGTTCGGCGGAGGGTTATGGTTTAAAGATAGAATGCTCGTAGATTATGACGGCATCGGCGGCTATCTACCGAAAGAAGTGCTGGACGTATTAGAGACAGAAGGATTTAATGTTGACGAGATGAGACCACAATTTAACCACACTGACGAGGCCAATTAGCTACTGGCCGAAACTGGCAGAGAATCCCTCACTCTGTCAGTCTGTGGAAGCTGTCCACGAAACACTGGAGCATTGAAAATGTATATCGCACTGTTTTATGACCAACGCAATAAACTAAGACAAACACCGAAGGCCAAGAGTATGAAACAACTACACCAGAGAGTGACACTATTTGATGGTTCACAGACGCCATCGGGTGGACTGGTGCAAGTGATCAAGACACACTACGACGCAGTGACACCCTTGGGTCGTTATATTGTATCGGCAAACAAGTTGAAAAAGGCCCGCTGAGGCTGTTTCTAGGGATGACTGAGCGGGTTTTATACCTGAGGTAATACCGACCTACCACACTCGCTAGAAGGTGGCTCAGTTATC